GGCGCTGTTGCGGTCACGCGTCTCGTCGGCGATCCAGACCTTGCCGCCCCACTTCTCGACCGGTGCGATCTTCGGCACCGTGCGATCGGAGGTGATGATCGGGAACTGCATCCCGGGCAGGACCTTCTCGATGTCTCGCGTCGTGTACAGCTCGTTCAGGACGGCCTCGTCGTAGACGACGGCACCCCCTGTGACGCCACCGGCGGACGCGAAGATCTTGTCGATCAGGAACCTCTGCAGCGTGAGGTCCATGATCATCTTCGTGATGCGAGTGGGCTGCTGGAGCATCGTGTCGACGGTGATCGACGACCCGCTGACGACGGGAGGACCGAGCGGGTGCGGGACTGCCTGTCCGACCGCTTCGATCCGCCGCTTGGCCGAGACGATCCTCGTCCGGCCGATGTTCCCCCGAGACGGGGTGTGGCTGGCCATCACGGCGTGAAGGACGTTCTCCTTCGTCGCCCGCGTACGGCAGGCGCGCCGATATGCGCTGGTGGTCATGTGGTTCACCCCTTCCTAGAGGTCGAGCGCGACGATGGCCGTCTGGCCCGCCGCTGTTGGGGAGTTGAGCACGACGCCGAGGTCGTCGTTCGCCTCGGACGCGGCGGTCACCCAGGTGATCGCGCGGCCAGTGGCATCGGACATGACCTTCTGCCCCGCCGTCATCGCCGCACCGGACTCGACCGGGACGACCTTGTGGCCCCGCATCACCGGCACGCCCTCGGTGTCGGCGGCGTCGTACGTGGACACGCCGAGCGCCTTCGCGCCGGCGGTGCAGTGCACGACCGGGATGTTGCCGCCGAGCGCGTCGGTGGCGAGTGCCTGCGAGCCGACGCGCTTGACGCCGTTGACCTTGACGAATCTCTTGCCCGTGACGGCAGCGCCGTTCGCGTAGCAGGAGAGGTCTTCGCCATTGTCGTAGTAGGCGATTGCCTCGTTGACGGGCGACACGATCAGCCCTCCACTGTGATCGGGGTGTTGGAAGCCGCCTGCGCGACCTCCGGGAGCCACGACGCCGGGTAGGCGTCGACGGTCGCCGACTCACCCCCGCCGTTCGCGCGGGCCTCGACGGGAACGAGACCCTCCGCCAGACCGCCCTGCTCGACGGAAGCCGTCAGCAGGTGGCGGAAGGTGTCCCGGGTGTTGGGATCCTTCAGCCGCTCGGCGTAGTAGGTGTGCTGGGCCGGGAAGACCTTCCCCTTCCGCACCGCTTCGGCGAGGAGCTGGGTGTCGGCTTCCTGGACCGACTTCTGGTCCTTCTCCGTCAGCGACTTGACGGCGGCCTGCGTGGACTGCCACGCCGCCACCGGCACTGCGGCGAGCCCCTTGGACTGCAGGAGCTTCATCGCGGCCTCGACGTCGCCTTCCTCGGGCTCGTCGGTACGACGCGTGCCGACCTCGTCGGGGTTCGGATGCGCCTTCGTGGGCGCCTCCGTCGGCGGGGGGCCTTCGCCCGGCGATCCCGGCCCGTGGGCGGGATTCTCCGGGACGAGCGGCACCTGGTCGGGCGAAGGCGTGTCAGCCTGCGCCCGGAGCTCCGTGATCTTGGCCGACACCTGATCGTCGGTGGCGTCCACGGGGAGCCCCAGTGATGCCCGGAGCTGCTCGGGCGTCATGGTGACCTCCTGGTCGATGTTGGCCCGGGATTCGTCCCGGGTCGGGTATGAAGCCGCCACCTGGCGACCCTTGGTGAAGTTCTGCGCGAGGGACGCACGGACGGACTTGCCGACGTCCGTCTTGGCCATCTCGGCGTTGACGTACTTGATCTTGACCTGCTCGGGATCCCCGAACTCAACATCCTCGCCGTCGATCGAGAAGGAGGCCCGGAACAGGTCGCCCTCGTCGTCGTCGATGATGATCTCGTTGGGCTCGAGCTGGATGGCTCGAATCCAGGACCACGGGGAGAGGTCCGTCTCCCCCAGGTTCGCGTAGAAAGCCCGTCGCACGTCGTCCACATTGACCTGAGCCGTGATGGCTCGGGCCGCTGCGACTGCCATGTCTACCTCCTCTACCTCGACGCCGTCGGGGCCGTCCTCGCTGAATAGGGAATGAAGATCGTCCAGTGTCGAAACACCCGGCCACCGGACGCCGAGGAGAGCCAGGTCAGTGATGACCAGCTTCCAGGTGTGCCCGGTGACCGTCTGCGCTTCCTGGTATCCCTCGATTGAGCGCGAGGGGTAGGCCGAGGATAGGATCCTGGCCAGCCAGGTCGGGACTCCGACAGCGTCGGCGACGAGGGTCATGCCATCGTCTTCGATGCGCATGTTGGTGAGCTTCCCGATGGCGGGTTCCGCCGACCCGGCCTCCGTCGCCCGTCCCTTGTGGAAGCGATCATCATCCGGATGCCCCAACCAGACCCGTGGCGCGACGACGCTGGGGTCGTCCTGCGACGCCACCGCCTCGATGAGGTCCTCCGGAGTGAAAGTCGCGGGACCCGACGCCAGCGGGTACTCGATCCCCACCGCGCACACCTCGATGTTCCGCACCGTCGAGAGAAGGGGCTCCTCCTCCAGAGGTTCGAAAGTGACGGTTCGCGTCTGCGGCATTCAGCGATTGTGCTTGAATAGGTGGTGGAAGTACTCGGCTACGCCCAGGATAGCGCACCCGACCAGTCCCAGGAAGATGGCTTTCTCGGAGAGCGTCATGAAGGCACCTCGTCGAAGGGAGAGGAGACTGTGACGGCGTCATCGGTCTGGTACACCTTGATGACGAGCCCCCGGCAGCGCTCCCGACCGTCACAATCCTTGAACGTGCCGGTCGGGTAGTCGCGCTCAGCGGCGAGGAGGTCGGGGTACTGCTTCCCGTCCACTGCGATGCAGTGGGAGCAGGTGTTCGTGTCGAGAATCTCGGACGCGAAGAGGTCGCCGGGCTCGTTGTCGCGCTGGTAGACCAGCTTTCGGCCGGCGTTGATGCTCTGCTGCACGGCACCACCCAGCACGTCCTTGGCATAAGCATTCGAGAGACCCAGGAGATGGCTTCGGGTCTCCTCCGCCACCTCCTGCGGCGATAGCGCGCCACCGGTCAGTCGGATGGCCTGCCGGGTGGCGGACTGGGCGAATTCGGAGGCCAGCATCTTGTCGACGGCCTCCGCGCGCTGGGCGATGGACTTCTCCAGGTCCTCGACGTCCTGGAACGGAACCTCGACGCCCTGATCGCGGGCTTCTCGGACCGCTTGGCCTGCCGCGAGTGCGGCGACGACCATCAAACGCTGCGTGATCGCGTTCGAGGTCGACGCCGACACTGCGAGCTGCGCTAGGGCATTGAGGTCCCCCTTCGCTGCGAGAATCTGCTCACGGATCTCGTCGGCCTGGAAGCTGCGGACCATGCTGATCTCCTGCATTAGGAGGTCGAGCGCCGAGTTGAACGAGGAGTCGATCGACGAGTAGTCGATCGCGGCCTGGATCTCGTGGTCGTACGGGTTGCGACGAAGCGGACGGGCCGGGAGAAGCAGGGGGGAGGTAGCCTGCGACGCGCTCGACCCGTCCGCTCGCACAGCCCGCTCCGCCGATCGGCGGGGAGCGGTCTTCTTGGGATGGGTGTGGCGGTAGGCCTTCGCTGGCTCCCCCTTGGTGAGGGTGTCCTTCAGCTTGGGGTCGTCCACCTGGATCCCGTCATCCTGGTTCATCGCGGCCTGGAAGCCGGAGAGCGGATCCGCTGCACCGGCGTTGAACTTCAGAAGCGGCGCGAATTCCTCGTCCGGCCCCTCGTTGAACTCGACGTCGTCCTCGATGACGTGTTCGTTGAAGGTGTCGCAGAACCACTTGCCGATGGTGTACTGGGCCACCTGGGCGATGTCCTGGAAGGTGCCGCCGAGGGCACGCGATCCGGAGTTCGTCTGGCCCAGCATGTTCACCATCTGTAGGAAGGCCCTTGCCATCTCCTCGTTCTGTTGCTTGATGTAGGCGACTGCCCCGTCGCCTCCGGCGGCCGAAGCGAACTTGAGCTGAGCTCCGTGGGGTAGAGCCGCTCCAGCTGACTCACCAACTCGGAATCGTCGGGCGAGTGCATCGAGCTCCCGGAGCTGACCACCGGTAGCCCCTTCAGGCGCCTCAACGTAGGGGATCCCTCCGGCCCTCTCGATGTTGATCGCACCAACGCGTAGCACCCTGTCTTTCACGATGTGGTTGCGGTAGATGGACCGGAGCATCGACTTCCCGGTCCAGTTGGCACCTTCTCGATCCCACGTGTACCAGACCATCTGGCTGACGGGGATCGGCGGGTCCTCCGGCTTCGCTGTGATCTGCCTGATCCACTTCAGCCCGCCGTCGTCGGCTACCTCGATCTCGTGGATCGTCTTGGGTGGGATGGGCGCGAGCTTCCGGAGGTGCCACTTCAGGTCGTCGAGGATCTCACCGACCTGCTCGAAGGGATAGTGGCCGAGGTAGACGGCCCTAAGAGCATCTTCGAGATGCTTGGCGAAGGAGAACCTCCGCGCGCCACGGCGGCGATGGAACTCCACCGTCGGGTCCGGATCGATGGGCAGATTGTAGTTGGTCGCGATGCGCTCGTGCACCTCGGGACGCGACCCGTTCTGATCGAGGAACCAGTGCCACGACCGAATCGGCAGCAGGAGCGACATGACGAGCGAGAACGCCTGCGCGTCATTCATCATCGAGTTGTACGCGACCACCGAGTTCGGCCACTGGAGCTCGTGAACGCGTTCGAGATCGTCACCACCGCCCCAAGCCCCCCACCCAACGACGCCGGCGAGTGCATTCGGCACCGAGCGCTGGGTAGTGGGGCCATCGGCATTGCCCGTCCGAGCGGCCTGGAGGGCACTGCCGAAGTTGTCGGGGCCGGTCACGATCAGATCAGGCGAGGAGAAGGATGGCCAGGGCGATGACGCCCAGGATCAGGGCGATGATGGCGATGGTGTGCGTGGTCACTTTGCTTCCTCCTTGTCGGAGTTCTTGGTCCAGTAGGCGACGAGTCGTTGGACGATGAGACCAACCAGGACAGTCTTCTCAGGGTCCGTGTTGATCCCATCGCCGGTCCACTGCATGAGCACGATCGTGCCCGCCGTGGTGATGGATGCAGTCCACCACTTGTTCGTGGGGAACCACTTGCCGTTGGAGAGCTTCTTCTTCACGATCAGCCGTGCTTGACGACGTAGTCGATGACAGGGCGTGGGTCACGGTCGCCGACGCCCTTGGTGTCGGAACGGTGGTTGACCATGAAGTGGATGTGCCACGCGTTGGCGAAGCCGGCGTGGCCGATGCGGTGACCGGCCTGGACGTGCTGGCCGACGTGGACGGCGGGATGCTCGGCGTGGCCGTAGCAGATGTTGTCGCCCTTACGGATCGGCCCGACGTCGTTGGAGGCGCGGATGATGATGATGCCGTCACCACGGTCGGCCAGTGCGCCACCGGGGCTGCCGAGCCCCCACCAATCGTCCGAGACACGGACCACCGTGGCGTCGCAGATCGCGTAGATGGCCGGATCGGTT